CAAAGCCCATTGCTAGGCGTTGTGGTTAGGGGTGGAGTTTCCTCCACCCCGCCCTGGTCAAAAATCAAAATCAAGCGAGTCGGCGAGCTTGGCCATTTCCGCCTTGCGTGCCGCCGCTTCGTCCGCGCGGGCTTGCCGTTCGGCTTCGATCTTGGCAATTTCCGCCGCGACCTTGGCCTCATCGAACTTGTCGGCATTGGCCATTGCCTTGGCCGCCTGCTCGCTTGCGGACAGCTTGGCGAAGCGCTTGGCAACATCGCCGGGCATGGCGGCCTTGAACAGGCGAAGCAGCGCTAGCGTCCGTGTCCCGTCCACTCCGCTTGCGGTCCGGACGGTCCATTCATTCGACTCAAGCGCGGCAATGGCCTTTTCGATCATCGCGGCTGCGTGCTTAAGCGTTTCGGATTTGCCGACGTCGCTTTCAAGCCAAGCCCGATGATCGCCTGGCTTGGCCTTGTCGCCAAACTTGTCCTTGACCGCTGCCGCAGCCGCCCCGCTTGCGGCATCGCCACCCTTCTGGCTAAGGCCATGGAGCGCCGCGCGGGCAAGCGTATCGGCATTGAGCTTGGTCAGGTCCAGGGGACGGGAAAGCCCCCGCGACTCGATCGCCATAGTGTCGGGCAGGTTGATTGTGATTTGCATGTCATTGACTCCTTCGCGGCTTGATTGCCGCCCCAATGGTATGCCGCCGAGTCGCGGCGAAGGTCAACAACTATTTTCGCCCGAGTTTTCAACTACTTAGCCCCGCCTATTCCGTTCATCTTTCGCCGAGTCTTTATGAACGCGCTACCCCCTACCCCATCTCTTTTCACGCTTGCGTGGGGGTGGGTTCGCCGGGTGGGGTAGGCCTCGCGCGCCGCCCACCCACTTCGCAAAATATATAGCCCCCTCCGAGGCATACGCGAAGCGTATCAGCCGAACGGCGAAGCCGGGCGCTCAGCCCCATTGACATATCGCTCGCGGTGTGGTAGCGTGGCCGCATGAACGCGCCCCTTGACATCTTCCGAACCACCGGGCGGGCCGCGAGGCCGGTCGAGGCGCGAGCCGTAAGGCCGCTGGAGGAGGCCGACCTGGTCCTCCTGGGCGAGGAGAAGGGAAGCAGGGCACCGGCGCTTAAGCGGCTCGGTGAGCGGCACCACGCCCTTGCCCGCGCGCTAGCCTCCGGCCTATCTCCTGGCGAGGCCGCGGTCATCTGCCGCTACGAACTGTCGCGGGTGAGCATCCTGCAGTCCGACCCGGCGTTCCGGGAGCTCCTAACCTTCTACCGCGACGATGTGAACCGGCAGTATCTCGGCCTGCACGAGCAGCTGTCCGGGCTGGCGTCCGACGCGGCGGAGGAGCTGGCTACCCGCTTGACCGAAGAACCTGAAAAGTTCTCAATCGGTCAGCTGATGGAAGTAACCAAGATGGGCGCTGACCGCACGGGTCACGGCCCCCAGTCATCCTCAACAAACGTCAACGTCAACGTGGACCTAGCGGGCCGGCTCGAGGCGGCCCGGAAGCGGGTGCAGGCGCGGACCATCGAAGGCACCTGCCAGTGACCCAGCCGAACCTCCTTGCACTGATCGCGACTGAAATTGAGACCGATGCCGGGGCGAGCACTTCCGCAAATGCGACGGAAGCGGGTTACTGGAAGCGAATTGCCCTCGCGGCGGAAACACTCGCGGGGGCCAGCACCTCAGCGAACGCTAACCAGCCTGGATACATGAAGCGGACCGCTGAGGCTCTTGAGGCATTGGCGGCAGCTAGCACTGTCGCAAACGCAACTGAAGGCGGCTACGAAGCCCGGATGGTTTTGGCTCTCGAAACCCTCGGCGCCCCCGCAGAAGTTGGTTCGTGGGGTTATCGTCTTTACCTCGCTATTACGGAATACGGCCAAGCGCCCGACGCCCCCGTCCTGACGCAGACCAGTGACCCCGGATTCAACCCGATGGCGTGGTCATCGGATTACACCAGCCTCATCATCGACATCGATTACATCCGCTGCCGCTGGCGGATCGACGGCGGGGCGTGGACTTACGAAACCGATGTTCTCTACGACAGCGATTTCGAGATGGACTACGGTATCGACGGTGCTGCTTACCCTTGGCCGCTGTTCGCTGCCGAGCCGTTCGCCACCGGGCAGGTGATCGATGTGCAGGAAGGCATCCTGCGCAATGGTGTGACGGCGTGGTCAAATACACTGTCTGAAGAAATGCTACCCGGCGGCCTACCGATCCCGCAGACCGACCTTGCACTCTATGTTGATGCATCCGACACGGCGACCCTGTGGCAGCTTATCGACGGCACAACTCCCGTGACGGCGGACGGGCAGGTGGTGGGCCGATGGGATGACCTTTCAAGCCTCGATCACCACATGGCCGCTGCATCGAATGGCAGCACCCGCCCGCTCTACAAAACGTCCGGTGGCTACCACTGGGTCGAGTTCGACGGCACCGACGACATCCTGCGCTACATGGCCGATCTGAGCATGTGGAATGCCTCTGGCTGCACCGTGGCCATTTCCATGCGCAGCCTGTCCAACGGTATCACCAAGACCCTTGTCGGGTCCGCCAGCACGGCCAGCGGCAACCAGTTCTACAATGCGGTCTATTCGCAGAACTTGGCAGGCAACCAAGCTAACGCGGCGAACTACATCCGAAATAACAGCGGCGTCGATGTCATGGCCAGCACCTTGAGCAACTATACCAGCGCCTTCGATGGCTCGGATCGCGTCATTATCATGGTGGACGATGGCAGCGGCATCACGATCTACAAGGACGGCGTAGCGGGGACGCGCAGGGCCTATACCCGCGCGGGCAATAGCCTGACGCTCAACAACGTCACGCTGGGTGGCCTGCTGCGCACCACGGTCAGCAACTGGTTCGCGGGGCGCGTTTACGGGATGGCGATCTGGCCGGGCCGGGCGCTCGACGCAACCGAACGCGGTGAGGTCAACACCTACTTCGCATCACTTTACGGAGGCACTCTCTGATGCTTCGCCTTGCCCTTCTTCTCCTCCTGTCGCTTGTCCCTTCCACAGCCTTCGCGCAGTCGTGGACCATCGGGGAGCAGACCCCGGTGTGGGCCGTGCCGCCCGTCATTGGTGACGGCAACAACAACCTGCCGGAAGTCTCGACCGCCAACCAAGGCGGCGACCCCCCGGCACTGGCTTACGAGCCCGCAGCCATCGACGAGAACGGGAACTATACCCGCAGCCAGTGGCTGACCGGCTCGGTGGACCGGGTGGACGGCGGGGAAGCCAAGTTCCGCCTGACCTGCAACTTCAGCCATTTCGCCAGGGTCGATCCCATCCTGTTCTATGGACAGGCTAACAGCGGGCACCATCACACCTTCATCGGGAACAAGAACACCGACCACAACTCCACCTACACGACGTTGCGGAACAATCCCGGTTCGACCTGCGCTGGCGGCCCCCTGACGGGCACTGCCTATTGGGAACCGACGATGTTCAAGACGATCAAGCCGGGCGTGAATGTCCCGATCAAGCCGGACATCGTGACCTTCTACTACGTGCTCGGCACCTATGCGGAATCTGATTACATCTACCGCCTGCCGCGCGGGCTGGCCTTCATTGGCGGCGTCAACCCGTCTGATCCCACATCCTCAGCGCGGCTGGCGGAAATCCCCGACGGGGCTGGGTGGAACAAGACGGGTAATCACCTGCGCGCGGCTTATCTACAGGGATGGACCGGGTTCGCCTGCTACAAGGGCGCGACCTACAACGCGGCAGTTCCGATCAACCCCACTGCGTCCGAAGACAGGCCCGGCACGGACATTTACAGCCGGGTTCTGGTCAATTCCGATGGCACCGACCCCTGGGCGGGGGCCTGCGATCCCGATGTCTCCAACCCCATCACGTTCTTCCTCGCCAACATCACGGCCCCATCATGCTGGGACGGCCACAATCTGACCAGCCCCAACGGGCGCGATCACTTCCGTTATGCGATATACAAGCTCGCTGACATGAACACGGCTATCTGCCCGCAGGGATGGTGGAAGCTTCCGCACTTCACGGCCAAGGTCGAGTTCACCCATAACGGATGGGCGGACTATCAGCACTGGTATCTCTCCAGCGACCGCCACGGCCTTTCGGAAGAGAACTGGCGCGCGCCGGGTTCGACGTTCCACTTCGACTGGATGAACGGATGGGATTCCGTCATCCTGGCCGAGTGGCTGGGCAAGTGTGTCGGAGTTGATCAGAACGGCGTTGCGGGCGACCCGAAAACCTGCGGATCAAGCACGATCAGTGCAACACAGGCACTGCTCGGCGGGCAGGCTGGCGCATCACCCCCGGTGGGCGGGCTGTCGAATGACCCCATCACGCAGTTGAATGATTACGCGCGAGGTCCGAGTAAGAATCGCTTCGGCAAGATCACCTCAGGGACCACGGTTTCCTCGACGACCGTCAATCACTCGGGGCATTAAGGAATCTCTTATGACCGTTCAGACTGAAACTAACGTAGCGATCTTCGAGGGTAATGGCGTAGCCGATGAGTTCGACTATGCCTTCCGCGTCCTCGATGCCGCTCACCTTGTTGTGGAACAGCTTTCCGCCACGACGGGTCTCGTCACCAAGACTTACACCGCAGGCGAGTATACTGTGAGCGGCATCGGATTGAATGCTGGTTCCGTCACCCTCCTCGCGGGGGCACTTAGTGCTGATTATCACCTCCGCGTTACTCGCACTGTTCCCTACACTCAGGACCTCGATATCGTGAACCAGGGCGGCTTCTACCCTCAGACCGTGGAAGACCAACTCGACCTCACAGTCATGGGCTTACAGCAAGTCGGGGACCAGGTTGGTCGGGCACTGTTAGTGCCGCCGGGAGAAGAAGGTTACACGTTGCCCCAGGCCTCAGATCGCGCGGGATTGTTCCCTGTGTTTGATGCGGGAGGCGATCTCACGGTGACAGCCGGAATGGGGTCGGACGGGGCGCTGAGGGCCGATCTGGCGGGCATCGGGGGGACGAGCCTTGTGGCCTCCATCTTCGGGGGCACCATGCGCGAATATCTCGAAAGCGGGGCATGGGTCATCCCATGGGACGAACTTGGCACTGCCGATGACGGCGCGGTCATCATGGCGGCCTATGCGCTGGCTTCTGCTGGCGGCTACCCGGCGCTGGTTGTGCCCTTTGTGGACTGCACGATCGTCACCCCGCTGGTCTTTGCCGAGCATGGGCCAGACGTTCACTTCCTGCAGACGACGCTGCAGGCGGGCGCGAACAACATGACGGTGATGCAGATCGACCGCAGTTCGCCGGTCAACCGCCTGCGCAATTTCCAGATCGACGGCTTCACGATCAGCCTGGCGGGGCGCACCGGCTGCAAGGGGCTCTATACCAAGTGGCTGGTTTCGACCGTCATGGAGCGGGTGGAAATCATTGGCGACGAATATCCAACCTTCACTGCCAATAATGTTGGCTGGGACAGCGAAGGCGATCAGTATTCGACCTTCCGCGATATCAAGATCGAGCGGCTGACCTGCTGCCATTATTTCCATGACGGCGGCACTTCCGTTGGCGGCGGGATCAACAACAACTTCGACAACGTGCATTTTGCCCTGTGCAAGTTCGGATCGGTGCAGGCGGCAACCAGCATCAATCCGATGGGATACAATGACTGGCGCAATATCCGGGTTCAGGCGTCGACGCACTGCGGGCTCTACATCAACAACGTGCAGGCGCAGACCTTCACCTGTCTGACGCCGGAAGCCTGCACCGGCAGCGGAACCGCTGTGTTCATGGGGCACACCATCAAGGCCGGGCATATTCATGCGACGATCGACACGCAGGCGCGGTTTGTCGATTATTCGCATGTCAGCAACGATGCGACTGATGTTGTCACGGCGGACACGCGATCGCGCCTAGCCTTCATCAATTCGACCGGGGCCATGATCCGCACGACTGCGGACAGGACTTCGATGATCGAATGGGAAGGCACCTGGGGCCACGGGAGCCAGTTCGACCGGGCGCGCGTGATCCCGCAGCACATTCAGTCTTCGCGCTCGCTGGTGGTTACAGGCCCGGCGAACCTCGTGGTCGATGGCAGCTTTCCGACGGCAGCCGACACGCAGACGCCGGTCCCTGGCTATGCCTCCAACGTGTGGGGACTGGCTGCAGGGCCGACGATCAACGGCGATCCCGGCCTTGTCGCCTATCAGAGCGTCACGTTTGGCGCGGGCGTGGGCGGCGCGGCTTCCAACGCGGTGCGCGTGGCGATGACTGCGGGCAGCACGCTGGACCGAACGAAACTGTGTGCTGCCGCGATCCTGCTGCGGTCTTCGGTTGATGCTGATTACAATGTCACGTTCTCGAACATGGCGGCGGGTGGCACGGTATCGCTCAAGGCCGGGGAGTGGACGCGCGTTGCCCTGGTGAACGGGTTCTTTACCGGGACGACTTTCGGTTACTTCGATATTTGGCCGGTAGCGGCGGGCGGGCCGACGCTGGACTTCTGTTATCCGACGCTGGCGCAAGACCTGTCCGCGCAGAACTTCGAGCGCTTCTTCCGCGAGCATGTGTTCAATCCGCGTGATCCCAAAGGGGCGGTCTATGCCGCAGCGGCTGCGCCAGTCGCGGGCACCTGGCAGCGCGGGGCGATCGTTTGGAACAGCGCGCCTGCGGCAGGGGGTGTGCCGGGCTGGGTCTGCGTTGCCGCCGGGACGCCGGGAACGTGGAAGGCCATGGCGGCGCTGGCGGTTTGAGGGGCATCCTATGAGTGATGAACGAATACTTAGCGATGAGGATGTTCAGGCCATTGTCGCCGAACTCAAGAAACAGCTCCTTGCCGACTTTCAACTTGAGGTCGGCAAGGGTCTTCTCGGCTGGGTCAAGAAGATATTCTGGTGGCTTCTGCTGATAGCCGCTGTCTACGGCATGGCTGGCGGCGCGATCAAGGTTCCGGGCTTTACCATCACACAGGCCAGGGGGTGAGTATGAGTATCACACTAAGCGAGAAGAGCCTTGCCAAGCTGTCGGGCGCGCATCCCGATCTGCAAAAGGTCATCAAGCGCGCGGCGGTGCTTTCTCCGATTGACTTCACCGTGCTGGAAGTCCTGCGCACCGTGGCAAGGCAGAAAGAGCTTGTCGCCAAGGGGGCTTCCAAAACCATGAAGTCGCGTCACCTGCCGGGCGCGGATGGTTTCAGCCGGGCGGTGGACATCGCGCCGCTTGATGGCGGGCAGGTATCATGGGCGTGGCCGACCTACTTCAAGCTTGCCCCCATCATCAAGCAGGCGGCGAAAGACGTTGGCGTGCCGATTGAATGGGGCGGCGACTGGCGCACGTTCAAGGATGGCCCGCACTGGCAGCTCCCGTGGAAGGATTACCCATGAAACTGATCGAGAACTGGGCACAACACCTGTGGAAGGCGTGGTCGATCCGGCTGGCTATGCTGGCGGGTGTAGTCGGGGCCTACTTCGCCGCATATCCTGCCGAATTGCAAAAGCTGGTGGGCATGGTGCCTGAGCAATACCGCCCGCTGGCGAGCATCGTGGTCGGGCTGTTCATTTTCAGCACCGCGACGGGTGCGCGGCTTGTGAAGCAGGGGAAGCCGGATGAAATAAACAAATGAAATCCGGGCCGCGCGGTTCTGCGGCAAACCAGACAAAATGGAGCATCCTATGTCTGACAATGCAAGCACCATCCCTTCGTTCAATCCTTCGGGTAGCGAGGTAGTCGCCGAGATCAAGGCGCGCACTGAAGCGCTTCTCGACTACATCAAGGAGAACGTCCCGAATAACCGGGAGCGCTCGATTGGTATCACGAATTACGAGCAGGCGGCGATGTGGGCAGTGAAGGCCAACTTCACCTAATCCACCAACTTTTTGGCGGGGGCTGCGGCTCCCGCCAGATAGGGGCTACAATGAAACGGCACTACAACCCACGCAATCGCAACTGGCGCTACGAGAGTGCCCCGCATTCATGGTCGCAGTCATACTATGAGCGCGAGCGCCCGAAACCACCGATTGGGTTCAAGGACCGCGAGAAATGATCCTACTTCGTCTTCTCGGCCTCTGGCGCTGGCTGAAACAGGCCCTAGGAGCGCTTCTAAGCCTCGCCCGCCGTTACCCCCTGCAATGCGCCCTAATCGCGTCCCTGTGCCTTTCTGTCTGGCTCTGGCGGGGCCTTAATGCAGAACGGGCCAAGGTTTCTGATCTAACCGCCCTGCTTGTGTCAGAACGGGCGGCATATGTCACCGCCCAGGCCGAAGCCGAACGCCTCGCCATTGAAGCCCGCGCCGCCACTGAAAAGCTATCGAAAGGACTTGCCGATGCCGCTGATGCACAAGCGCGCCATCTTGACGCTGACAGCCGCCGCAATCTTGCTGACAGGGTGCGGAAAGCCCCTCGATGTGAGGCCAGCGGTTCCGTTGCCCCCGGCGTGCCTGTCGATCCCGCGCGTGATACTGGAGCCGGTAGTGCCGGTGTTAGTTTCACCATTGCCGAAGCCGAAGCCCTCCGTCAGCACGAAGTGCGTTCCACAGTCTGCAACGGCTGGGCACAATCGCTGATCGACAGTGGGCTTGCAGTCGGTGAATAACCGTGCTATGATCGTGGGACGAAAGAGACCAGCTAATGGACCTGATCGAAGAACTTGCGGGTTTCAGTAGTGACCCCTTAGGTTTCGTCCTGTGGGCTTTCCCTTGGGGCGAGCCGCAGACGGAACTGGAGTTTGAGGAGCCACAAGAGTGGCAGGAGAAGGTTCTATCCGACCTGGGTGCCGGCCTACTCACGATTGAAGAGGCTATCCTTATCGCTCGGACCTCTGGTCATGGAATTGGCAAGTCTGCGCTGGTTGCTTGGATCATCCTGTGGGCGATCAGCACGTTCGAGGACACTAAAGGCGTTGTTACCGCCAACACGGAGAACCAGCTCAAGACCAAGACTTGGGCCGAGGTTGCTAAGTGGCATCGGCTTTTCATCGCGCGCGAACTGTTCAAGATGACCGCGACCGCGCTGTTTGCTAACGATCCGCTCCATGAGCGCACGTGGCGGATTGACATGGTGCCTTGGTCCGAGCGCAACACTGAAGCGTTCGCTGGTTTGCACAACCAGGGCAAGCGCATTCTTGTGATCTTCGACGAGGGCTCAGCCATCCCTGATGTTATCTGGGAAGTCACGGAAGGCGCCCTGACCGACAAGAACACCCAGATCATCTGGATGACGTTCGGGAACCCTACGAGGAATAAGGGCCGGTTCCGGGACTGCTTCCCTGGCGGCAAGTTCGCCCATCGCTGGAAGACCGAGGCGATCGACTCCCGCTCGGTCCGTATTTCAAACAAGGGTCAGTTGCAGAAGTGGATCGACGACTATGGCGAGGACAGTGACTTCGTTCGCGTTCGTGTGCGCGGAATGTTTCCCCGAGTCGATGCCGAATCCTTCATCGCCTATGACCTCGCGAAGGAAGCGATCGGCCGGCAGGTTGAAGGGCGCGGTCCAGTTGTCCTCGGCGTTGACGTTGCCCGATTCGGAGATGATGCCAGCGTGATCTACCCCCGGTGCGGCCGTGATGCCTCCACGCGGGAAGTCGAGGTCTACTACTCAATCGACACCATGCAATTTGCGGGGAAGGTGGCAGCAGCTTATGCCCGCCACAATGCCTCAATGATTATGGTGGACGGAGGCGGTGTCGGCGGTGGTGTGGTTGACCGGCTGCGCCAGCTTCAGCTCCCCGTCATCGACGTTCAGTTCGGTGCCTCGCCCGACGATTACGATAACCACGGCGAGCACTACCGAAACAAGCGTGCCGAGATTTGGGGTGCGATGCGGCGCTGGTTGCCGACCGGCTCGATCCCCGCTATGCCAACTGGTGAGAACGTGACGCTCATGGATGAGCTCTGCGCGCCAAACTACTCGATGGTGCCGTTCCGTGGCGAGGAGTGTATCATCCTTGAGGGTAAGAAGGAGATGCGGACCCGCGGCGTTCCCTCACCGAACGTGGCCGATGCGTTGGCCTGCACCTTTGCCTTCCCCGTGTTCGAGCCGGTCTCGCCGGTGCTCGAGGTGCCCAAGCCGACCGTGGCGCCCGATTACGATCCGTTCTCTTATGAAGCAATTTTTGCAGGAGGTGTCTGATGTCCTTTCTCAAGCCCAAAATGCCCACGCCGACTCCGCCCGCGACACCAGCAGCCGAACCTGTCGATGTGACGCCCGCGCCGGTGAGTGACATTCTCCAGCCGAGCTCAACCTCGCTGATCACAACCTCGGCGCAAGGACTGAAGCGTAAAGCCTCGACCCAGCGCGCCTCGCTTATCGGAGGTGGCTAATGCGTATCCCGACTGAAGAGCACAAGCGGCTGTGCCAGGTGCTGGCGGAACTCCGTTCCGATCGCCAGCCGTTCTGGTCGCTGTGGCGTGACCTCGCGAACTACTTCCTGCCGAAGCGCTATGTGTGGTTGCAGAGCAGCAAGGAGCAGCGAGTTCGCTCAGCCAAGAACCCGTTCATCCTCGACTCGACCGGAACCTCGGCCGCGCGGGTGTTGGCCGCTGGGATGATGAACGGCATTACCTCGCCGTCGCGCCCGTGGTTCAAGCTGCGGGTGCCGGGCTTCGACGATGACGGTGGCGTTGTGTCACAGTGGGCCGATGAAGTCTCGCGCCGGATGATGTGGGTGATGGCTGAGTCCAACTTCTACAACGCTATGGCCGTGATGTATCTCGACCTCGTTGTGTTCGGCTCGGCCGCTTGCCTTATCTACGAGGACGACGACACCGACATCCGCTGCTATAACCCGGCGCTTGGTGAGTTCTATCTCGGAATGAACCACCGGCTGGCGGTGGATACCTTCGGTCGTGAGTTTCAGCAGACGGCGAAGCAACTGTGCACGAGGTTCGGTGAGGAGAACCTTAGCACGACCGCGCTGAACGCTTATCGCCGGGGCGGGGCCGAGGCGCTTCAGCTGTTCGATGTGGTGCACCTGATCGAGCCGAACCTGGGCGAGTCCTCGGTGCCGAAGAAATTTGCCTACCGGGAAACTTACTGGGAAGCCGGGGCACCGCAGGGCCAGGTGCTTGGTCAGCGTGGGTTCAATGAACTGCCTGGTGTGTTCCCGCGCTGGGAATGCACGGCGAACGACAGCTACGGAACGTCGCCGGCGATGGACGCGCTGCCGGATGTGATCCAACTTCAGCAGGAGACGAAGCGGAAGGCACAGGGGCTGGACAAGATGGTGAACCCGCCGATCGTGGCGGACATCCAGCTTCAGCACCGGCCAACCGCCCTAATGCCGAACGGCATCACCTATGTGGCTGGGGCGAACAATATCGGGGCTAAGCCGCTGTATCAAATCAGCGCGCCGATCAACGATATGACGAACGACATCCGGGACATCCAGCAGCGGATACGCGAGACGTTCTTCAACCAGCTGTTCAACATGATTTCGCAGCTGGACACCGTGCGCAGCGCTACCGAGATCGACGCTCGCCGGGAGGAGAAGCTGGTGCTGCTTGGCTCGGTGCTGGAGCGGTTCGAGAACGAGGCGCTGGACCCCGCGATCGACCGCATCTACTCGATCATGGAACGGCGCGGGTTGCTGCCCGAGGCCCCGATGGAAATCCAGGGTCAGGGCGTTGAGGTCCAATACGTCTCGGTGCTCAGCACGGCCCAGCGCGCGGTGGCTGCGGCCCCGGTCGAGCGGCTGCTTGGGCTGGTTGGTAATTTGGCGGCGGTCAATCCGGCCGTGCTGGACCTGCCGAACTTCGACGAGCTGGTTCGCAACTACGCCAGCGACATCGGGGTCGAGGCCCGCAACATGAACACCCGGGAGCAGGTGGCGATGCAGCGTCAGGCCAAGGCACAGCAGGAACAGATGGCCCAGCTGGCCGAAGTTGCCCCGGCTATTGCGGATGGGGCGAAGACGCTGAGTGACACCGACGTTGGTGGTGGCAGTAACGCGCTGCAGCAACTGCTGGCGCAAGGATAAGGAGATAAGAAATGCCGAAGAAAAGAAAAGGAGAGTCCGAAGCTGAGTTTCGTGAGCGGGTCAGGCAAGAGAACGCTCGTAACGTAGGGACGAGGCGGGAGTATAAACCTGACCGGCGCGGGGGTGAAGATGACCTGTCTATTCCTTATCACGAACGGCGGGACTCCTACGGAACTCCTAATACCGAGAGGCCACAGGTCTACCGGGATACTAACGAGGAAAAAGAAAGTGCCAGGTCTTTTATCAGGGGGCTTAAAGACCCGGTTATTCGCGGAGTTCTCGATAAAAACTACGAGGGCACAAGCCGGATGCACATTCGTAGCATTGAGGGCCATGATGAGATGACCAGACGCTCCCAAGCCGAGATCGCCCGCCGCCTCTACAAACGTGGGCAGAACAAATAACTCGGTTAAGGGGCGCCGCTCAGTCCCCTTGACGAGAAACAAGTAAGGTGCTACCATGGCCGAAGTGGAAACGATCAAACGCCGGTGGGAACGGAAGGACGCTGAAGATATTGACTCAGCCATTGCAGCGTTGCTCCAGGCCCCCAACGGCCGGCGATTTCTGTGGTGGCTGATGGCGATAGGAAAAGTCGGAAACCAGCCGTTCTCCCCCGACCCAGCCGTAACGGCCTTTACATGCGGAGAACTCAACGTCGGTAATCAGATCATGGCGAGGATGACGGAAGTTTCGCCCGACCTGTTCACCGCAATGCAGAAGGAGATGCTCAATGAGCAAAACGACCGAGACAGAGAACTTGACGCCGCAATCGACCGAGACAGAAGGGGCTCCGACCTCGCTGATCGAGGGGACGACGGAGACGGAAACGACGGAGACTGAAGCCGAAGTTGAAGCCCCGGCCCCCCTTACGGCTGAGGACCTCGTTTTCCCTGAGGGTGTCGAGATCGTTGAGGCCCTGCGGGACAAGTTCCTCGAGGCTATGAACAATTCGGAGCTGTCGCCGAAGGACCGTGCGGCAGCCCTCATCAACTTGCAGGCTGAAGCCATAACTGCCGCCTCGGAGGCGAGTAGCGCAGCGTGGAATACGATGCAGGATCAGTGGCGGGCGGAAGTGCACACCCAGCTGGGTGACAAGTTCCAACCGACCATTGACTCGGTCAACCGGCTGGTCACTGAATACGGCTCGCCTGAGTTGCTCGACGTGCTTGGTCTCACAGGCGCTGGCAACAACGTCCATGTTATCAAGTTCCTTGGCGCTGTCGCGGAAAAGCTGACGGAGGGGACCTTCGCCAGTGGCGCTCCGACCGGGCAGGCCACCAGTGCTGCGCAACGCATGTTCCCCTCAATGAAAGGTTAAGTAGATGGCTACTCTCGCTGATACCCACCCGACGCTGCTCGATCTGGCACGTCGAACCGACCCTGATGGCAGCATCGCTGACATTGTGGAAATCCTGAACCAGACCAACGAAATCCTGACCGACATGGTTTGGGTCGAGGGCAACCTCGTCACCGGCCATCGGACCACGATCCGCGTCGGTCTGCCCACCCCGACCTGGCGCAAGCTCTACGGCGGCGTCCAGCCGACCAAGTCGCGCACCGTGCAGGTCACCGACTCGTGCGGTATGCTCGAGGCCTACGCCGAAGTGGACAAGGCGCTTGCCGATCTCAACGGCAACACCGCTGAGTTCCGCCTGTCCGAAGATCGTCCTCACATCGAGGGGATGAGCGAGGAAGTCGCCGATACGTTGTTCTACGGTAACGAGGGCACCGAGCCCGAGGCCTTTACCGGCCTGTCGCCGCGGTTCAACGACTCGACGGCTGCCAATGGCGATAACGTCATCAAGGCAGATGGCGCTGGTTCGGATAACGCCTCGATCTGGCTCTGCGTGTGGGGTCCGAACACTGGTCACGGTATCGTGCCGAAGGGCTCGAAGGCCGGTCTCCAGATGGAGGACAAGGGCCAGGTGACGATCGAGAACGTCGATGGGGCCGGTGGCCGCATGGAGGCGTATCGTTCGCACTATCGCTGGGATGCGGGTCTCACCATCCGCGACTGGCGCTACTTCGTCCGCATCTGCAACATCGACCGTTCGGCGCTGACCGCCGATGCTGCTACCGGGTCGAACCTCCCGAACCTGATGTTCCAGGCCTACGAACGGCTGCCGAACGTCACGAGCGGGCGGGCGGCTTGGTATATGGATCGCGGGTTGGTGACGAAGCTGCGCCAGCAGTCGGCAGCCGCTGTGAAGAACAGCACGCTGACGGTCGATCAGGTGGGTGGGGTGATGGTCACCTCGTTCAACGGTGTGCCGATCCGTCGCGTCGATCGCCTGGCGAGCGATGAAGCCCTTGTGAGCTAAGTATGCCCCGACCCTTAATGGGTAAAGGCATATCCAAACTGGAGAACGACCATGATTCTTGATGAACGCAATGAGTTCGCTGACGCCGTTTCGGTGGCAGCGGGTGCCGGCACCGCCCTGATCGGCGATGTCATCGACCTGAGTGTGGCCCGAAACATCGGCAATGGTGAGCCTCTCTATTTCGTCATCACGGCGGCGACTGAGATCATCACTGCCGGCGCGGCGGGCACGATCAAGTTCCAGCTTGCATCGGATGCGGCTGCGGCTATTGCCACTGACGGCACGGCCTCGGTTCACTTCGACACTGGAACCTTCGTGACCGACGACTCGGCGGCCAACGACTCGCAGCTGAACGCCGGTGGCGTGATCTGTGCGGTGGCTATCCCGAACGAGGGCCGTGTCTACGAACGCTACCTCGGCGTGCTGTGCACCATCGGCACTACGACTGTGACCGCCGGGGCCATCAACGCTTTCCTGACGCACGATGTTGCGAAGTGGAAGGCTTATGCGGAAGGGGCTAACTGATGGCCCAGGTTAACTTCCGCAAGGCCTGGTTCGGTCCTGACGGTGCTCGTTACCGTAAGGGCCTCCAGGAGGTCCCGAATGCGTTGCTCGACAAGCTACCCAGCTCGGCCGTCAAGGTTGAGGTGGCTCCGGCCGTCGAGGATGAGGATGCGCCGGCCGTCAAGACCCCGGTGCGTAAGTAAGGAGTTCGGTCGGTGGCGATCTCAAGCGAAGTAGGTCTTTACAACCTGGCGCTTAATGCTGTCGGTTCCCGCGACAACATCTCGTCGCCGACCGAAAACTCCCGAGAGGCCGAAGTATGTCGGTTGTGGTATTCCCCTGTCCGTGACCAAATACTCGCGGCGGCGCCCTGGCCCGAGGCCACAAAGGTCAGGGCGCTTTCGCTGCTTGCTGAAGCAACGGGGGAAGAGTGGGCCAGTAGCGATCCCAAGCCGGGCTACAGTTACGCCTACGCAGTTCCGAGTGATATGCTGCGCCCGCAGTATCTCACCGACTTTAGCCGGTTTAACCTGACGAACTACGGCGACAACCAGCGGGCGATCCATACGAACGCAGACCCGGCGATCCTCGCCTATACCTTCAGGCTTGAGAACATGTCGCTGTGGAGCGCGGAGTTGCAGATGGCGGTAGTCTACGGGCTGGCCGCACATATCTGTATGCCCCTTACTGGTAAGCCGAGCCGCGGCCGGGTGCTGGCGCAGGAGGCGAATAACCGAATTTGGGCTGCGCGTGAAAGTGCGGCCAACACCTCGGACGAGCGCTACGACTCGATCCCCGACTGGCTTAGTGCTCGCGGGTATTCCGACGCCGTTCAGTCTCGCTACGTTTATCCCTTCACCAACACGCTGAGCCTTCCCGATGTCAACTGAAGTCGTCAAGTATGCCTTCATCGCCGGTGAGCTGTCGCCTACGCTGTTCGGCCGGGGCGACCTTACCAAGTATGACCTTGGCATGGCTGAGGCTTACAACTTCTTCGTGGACTACCGGGGCGGGCTGAGCAGTCGACCGGGCTTCCAGTTCTGCGGGCTGGTGAAGGAAGACGCCAGCGCGGTGCGGCTTGTCCCCTTCGCCTTCTCCCCGACCATCGAGAACACCTACGTCCTTGTCTTCGGTGAGTCTTATATCCGGTTCATGCAGGACGGGGCCTACGTTCTGGAAGACCCGGTGACGATCACAGGCATAACCGCCGCCGCTCCACCGGTCGTGACCTCGGCCGCCCATGGCCTGACGGACGGGCAGTGGGTGCAGCTCAGCGGCATTGCCGGGATGACCGAACTCAACGGTCGGATGCTCAAGGTCGCCAGCGCGGCTGCGAATACGTTCGCGCTGGTTGATCCGCTGACCGACACAGCTATCGACGCAACGGGCTACACAGCTTACACCAGCGGGGGCACAGCATCGGCGGTTTACGAAATCGTCAGTCCTTATGCCGCAAGCGACTTGACTAACCTGGTGTTCAAGCAGCACCGGGATTACCTCCGCATCACCCATCGGGAGTCCGCCTTCCCGGTCTATGACCTCGTGCGAACTGACCACACTGACTGGGCCATTAGCGCAACGGTCATCGGGGAATACTTCGAGGGACCTACGCCGACCAGCTATACCGCCAGCACACCGACCGGCACTGCTACGGCTGACGCTACGGTTATCTTCGCGGTGGCCTCGATCCTTCAGGATGGGACCGAGAGCAGCATCGGCCTGCCCTACAAGATCACTAATGTCGTGAACTACACCCTGACTGAAGGTGCGGTTACGGTTACCTGGCCGGCCGATCCCGATGCAGTTTACTACAAGGTTTACCGCTCGATCGTTAGCTCGCAGGAAGACCTGTCGCTGGGTTCGGAGTTGGGTTATGTGGGCCGCACCTATGGCACCACGTTCACCGACCCGAACATCATGGCTGACTTCGCCAAGACCCCGCAGAACAACCGTAACCCGTTCGCGCCTGGTGCTATCCTTTCTTTCTCCATTACCGCTGGCGGGACTGGGTATAGCGAAACCAGCGCGATCAACCTGACCGGCGGTGGCAGTGGGTTTGAGGGTTACTGTGTCACCGACTCTGCTGGCGCCATCGTCAATATCGTTATTAAGTGCGCGGGTGAGGGCTACGTTAACCCGACCGTGACGTTTGGCACTGGGACGGGGGCGACCGCAACTGTGACCGCCGCGCCGTCCACCGGAACCTATCCGGCGCTCAGCGACATCTATCAGAACCGGCAGATTTACGCGGCAAGTCAGGCCCAGCCGATTACACTCTGGGGCAGCCAGACTAAGCGGTTCAACGTGTTCTCCTCGTCCGACTTTGTAGTCGACAGTGACTCGTTCGAGTTCGACCTCGACGCCTCAGCCATCTCCCCGATCCGCCACCTTGTCACGACGAGGGGCGGCTTACTGGCGATGACGCAGGACAATGTGTGGCTGGTTAACGGGGGCGGAACGAACGAGCCGATCACTCCGTCGAACGCGCTGGCCGACCCGCATACCTATACCGGGGTGAGCTTGCTCCGGCCGATCAACGTCGGATCGGACCTGCTTTACGTTGAAGGCAAGGGCTACTCTGTGCGGCTCCTTACCTACAACGAGCTTTCCCGCGTCTATGGCGGTGAGGACAAGAGCATTCTGTCAAGCCACCTGTTCGGGCCGGATAAGGAACTGACGGCCTGGGGGTATCAGGAAAGCCCGTTCAAGACTGTGTGGTCGGTGCGGGAAGACGGGGCGCTGCTGGCTTTCACGATCGTGAAGGAGGAGGAGGTTGCCGCTTGGACCCCCTGCGGGACACGCGGGAAGTTCACTGATCTGACCGTCGCTCGTGAGATCAATTACGATCGAGTCTACGTTGTTACCGAGCGGTTCGTTAACGCCCGCTGGACGAAGTTCATTGAGCGCATGGACCTCCGCACGTTCATCAATGTAGAAGACGCCTGGTGTGTGGACTGTGGCCTGTCGCTTGGCGGGACTAGCCCGGCGGCTGACCTTACCATCTATCGCAACGAGGATGATGAGTATTGGGCGATTGCCAGCACGGCCACTTTCATTGGAACTCAAGGGCAAATCTTGCGGGCCGGTAATGGAGTGTTTGAGGTCGCCACGGTCACTTCTGACCTTCGGGCTGAGCTCACGAAGTATATCGAACCGACTAACTGGGTGCCCGAGACCGACCGCACCTTTACCTTCCCAGTGGTTGCTGGAACTTGGACCCTCGACACAAAGGTTAGCGAGATCAGCGGCCTGTGGCATCTTGAGGGCGAGACCGTCGCGATCCTCGGGGACGGCAACGTTTTCCCGCAGCAGGTAGTGGCCAACGGTTCGATCACCCTGCCGGCTGCCGTTAGCCGCTGTATCGTGGGCTTGCCCTATCAGGCCCGCGCCAAGACCCTGCCCCTCATCGTAGCAGGGGCGGACATCGAGGCCAAGCGTAAGCGAATAGTCGGCCTCGCTGTGCGGTTGACGAAATCGCGCGGGCTGAAATACGGCAGTTCTTACGACCGAACCTACGCCGTCAAGGAGCGCACCTCGGAACAATGGGGGCAGCCGACGGCGCTGCAAGAAGGTATTCGGTATCAGTCACTGGGGACAACGTGGGATGAAAATGGGCAAACATACTTCCGCCTCGATGACCCGCTACCTGTCACACTACTCAGCCTTGTCTCCGACGCTGAGGTTGGGGATGAGACCGATTGATCGGGTGCCAGACTGGGCGTGGTCGGAGCAGGCCAAGCGGGAAATCCAGCTGGGTGGGCCGGGTGTGCTTGAGCGGTCTAGCGTAGCGTTCGCTGTCGGTGACGTTGCGATCTGCGGACTGATCCAAGAGACGCTTAGCAACCCGCCCTGGTTCTGGTTCGCGCTGGCAGAGGGGGCCACGCTACGCGACTTGCTTGACTTCAGGCGGCTGGCTGAGCTGATTCCTGTCGGGGCGCAGACCGCGGTTGAGGTTGGGTTTACGGAAGGCCTGCGGTTCGCCCGGCTTTACGGGTTCGAGGAAGTTGGGGCTGAAGTCGTCATAGACGGTGTTCGGCTCAAGTTGTTCAGGAGGGTTTAATGGCTTTCATCGCGCCAGCACTAGGCACGATCAGCACTGTTCTTAGCGCTGGGGCTACACTGCTCTCCGGCTATACTGCGCTGCAGCAGGGTAACTACCAGGCCGCGGTAGCGAAGAACAATGCTGAGATCGCGGCGAACAATGCGCGGCTTGCGGCTAACCAGGCGCAGCGCGATCAACTCCGCTCGGACCGCGAATACGCCGCGCAGGTTGGGTCGCTCGAAGCGATGGCCGGGGCCAGCGGGGCACTTGGGGCCAGCCGGGTTGCGGTGGAAAACCATGTCAGGCGGAACCAACGGGAAGCCGCGCTGGACATCCGGCGCCAAGGCGAGATCGAGGTGCGCGGGTTTAACAGCCAGGCCGATAACTTCCTTGGTGAGGCCAGTTCGGCCAAAGCGCAGGGCATCTCTTCGATGATCGGCTCGGTGTTTCAGGCGGGGTCGATAGTGACTGACGGTATAAAGCCTAAGGCCCGTAAGCGTAATTATCCCTGGAGGAACTAATGCCCATCCGAGTCCCCGCTAACCCGAACACGACCCGCCGGGCGCAGCTTCCCTACGCTCAGGCCACGGGTGGAACCGGTGCGCAAGCTGTGCTTAGCGGTGCCGCGCAGTTTGCTGACTCACTTCGCCGTTACAACGAGCGGCGGATTGCGGAGCAGGATAAACTCGACGAGTTCGATCTGACCCTTAAGGCGAACAACGAGCTGCTTCGGCTCAATACCGATCTTACCGCGCGGAAGCAGGAGGCCGATGCGAATGCGCCGCAGTTCACCGAACGGTGGCTTGCGGATACCGAGGCCGCGCACCAGCAGATACTGCAAGAGGCGGAGGCGGCCGGGTATAGCGAAAACGCCCGACAGGCTCTAGCGGTTCGGCTGAGCGCCCACCGCACAACCTTCGGCAACCAGGCACTCGAATGGCAGATGGAGCACCAGCGGTCCTACGGACTTGGGCAGGTTACTGCTGCGATGGATGGACTTACCAGGCTGGCGACGGATGACCCGCTTAACCTTGATGCGGCGCTTGAAGAGGCTACCCGACTTATCAACCTGCGGCCGGAGCTCAGCGAGGCGGATAAGCAGTCGCAGATTGCTAAGGCTCGTGATGCGCTTATCCCACTCGCAGGCATCGCTTATGCTGAGAAGTTTCCGCAGCAAGTTGTAGAGAAGCTAGCTCCTCACCTACTTCCCAAGCCCCAGCGCACCTATACAATGACCGCCGATGGTGACTTCGACCTCGGCAGTTACATCGCTAAGATGGACCCGGTCGAGGGGCGGGGTAAGAACCCGAACTCGAGCGCGACAGGGTTCGGCCAGTTCCTCGAAAACACTTGGGCCGGGCCTGAAGGGGGCACCGGGTATTACCAGAAGGTGTTCGGTAATACCGGGGAGACGCGGGCTGAAATCCTCGCCAAGCGGGGCGATCCAGTCGTGGCGCGTCAGGTGGCCGAGCGGTTCACACGGGATAACGTTGAGGCGCTGAAGGCTGAAGGCCTCGGGGTCAATAACGCCAGCGTTTACCTTTCCCACTTCCTCGGTTCGGCTGGGGCGATCAAAGTGCTGAAAGCCGGGCTTGACACTCCGATCGGGGAGGTTGTTTCGGCTGACGCCATCGCCTCTAACCGGACGGTTTTTCGTTCGGTCAAGACTGTCGAAGATATGGTCAAGTGGGCCGCTGAGAAGATGGGGATGCAGACCGACGAGCACGGGGTGGTTCAGGTCGATGAGGCCGACTACCAGCGCCGGATGGCTGAATGGGAAAGCAAGCAGGGGGCCAGCGGGCCAACCGGCATCCCTGCGCTGGACCTGCTTGATGGTGCCCAGAAGCTCCAAGTTTCCCGGCAGGCCGCTATGATCCTCGATCGGCAGGCACAGCAGGCCGAGCAGGAAGCGGCTAAGGCGGCTCGGGCGCAGGAGTTGGCCGAACGTGAAACCCACCAAGCACGACTGAACGCGCTCTACGTCGGCCTGAACGATGGATCGAAAACCGCGGCTGACATTCAGAAGGCGCGTGAAGACGGCTGGCTCACGGATTTTGATGAGATCAACAAGGCCGAGGGCATCGTCGCGAGTCTGGCGAAAAACAATGCAGATGAAGCTGTGTTTGCCCAGATGTATAACAACCCCGGCTCTTACAACCCTTATGACAAGGCGAGTGTGGATGCGGTTGAGGCGGGCACGGCTCGGGCGTTTCGGATCGAGCCTAACGCTTCGATGGCCCGCCGCCTAGGCACGGTGCTGAATATCTGGGAAAAGACCGGTATCCTGTCAAAGCAGGGCGGGACGATGCTGCGAGGCGCGTTGGTGTCAGCTGACCCGGCGACAGTTGCGACAGCGGCCCATGTTGCGTCGAGCATGATCGCGGTTAACCCGAACGCCTTCGCTGGCGTGCAAGGGGCCGAACAAATCCAGACGGCTGCGACGGTCTATGCTAACGCAGTAGACAACCTAGGCCTTAACCCGACCGAAGCTGCCGCGCGGGTGCAGAAGCTGAACTCGCCCGAAGCACGGAAGCCAGCGGGGCTGAACGATCCGGGGCGGCAAGAGCTGGTTACGCGGCTGGGTAAGGTGGATGTGAGCAGCGTGCTCAACGATGTGCTTACACCTGACCGCGGTATCGTAGCAAAGGTGATGGACCCGTTCGGGCTGGTAACGGGTGAGTCTGACAAAACCTTTACTTCCCCAACCCAGCTTGCTGAGGCGAGCACAACTTACCGCACCATTGCGCTTGACCACTACGACCAGTTCCATGACGCCGAGGCCGCGATGGTTTACGCACGGGACCAGATGACTCGGTTCTACGGGGTGGTCGAAGGGCAGCTGATGAAATATCCGCCGACTAAGGCGTATCCGGCTATCGCTGGAAGTCATCGCTACGTGTTCGACCAGGCACGAGAACGAGTGGTGGCTCACCTTGGTTCGGACAAAGACCTTGACTCGGTGTGGCTCCAGCCGCTGCCCCGCTTGACTGCGAATGCTTTCCGCGCGGGTAAGCCGGTGCCCTACCAGATATTTTACACGACGACGTTCAACGGCCAGAAAGTCATCGGCACGGTTCCGAACCTGCAGTTCACTGCTGATCCAGCCAAGGGCCGGACGGATATGGTGACGAGGGATCGGAGAAGGCAGGAGCTGCTGGATGAAGGCTACCAGCGCAACCTGGAAACTAGAGGATACTAACCATGGCCCAGATTGACCCACTCGACTTTAGCGGCCTGGTTAACCTGCCCGAGCCGGTGGCGGAACAGCAGCGGAAGGCTGCACAGCTACCCGAGCCAACGACCGAACTGCCGAAGCGCACGACGTTCGAGCTGGTTAAGTCGCTGGCAACTTTCGCGGTCAACCCGCTGCTTGGCGCCTATGACATGCTGGTGCCGGACGAGGTTGAAATGGCCGGGTTCCGGACAGAGAACCTGCTGGGCTCGGTCGGTATGGCCGGGATAGACTCGCTCGGCACGATGATGGAGCCCGCGAAGCCGGGGTATAATGCTTGGGCTGAGATTGAGGGAACGAAATACGAAGCCTACTGGAAAGACGTTTTCGTCAAGTCGAACAGCCCGGTGGTGACCGAGGCGTATAAGCGGTCGATCGACAGGCAAGAGGAAGACCGCCGATTGCTCCAGTCGTCTGGCATGGCGGGCTTGCTGTCGGCAACAGTTAACGGCATCGCTGATCCAACCGTGCTGATCCCTGGCGGTGGGGCGCTGTCGCTCGGCAGCAAGGGGATTTGGCGTGTCGGTCGTAGCGCGCTGGTCGGGGCTGCGGCTGCCGGTGCGGGCGTTGCGGCGCAGGAGGCTGGGTTGCAGGCCAGTCAAGATGTGCGGCCGATGGAGGAAAGCCTGCTTAACATCAGCGGCGCAATCGTGCTCGGCGGTGTGCTTGGCGCAGCGGTTGGAAAGATGAGCCGGGCCGAGCTTGCTTCTAGTGAACGCGCGCTGGAGGAGCTGGAGCAGATCGCGGTTCGGGTGCCGATACCGGGAAGTGCGGGTTCCGCTGCGGTGCAGGGGTATAGCATCAGTGACCTGACGATTTCGGGCACGACAACACAGGCACTGGCGAAGGCAACGGCGATCACACCTAACCTGCGGGGCAACTTCCGCCTGTCGCCGGTGGTGCGGGAGACTTTTCAGGGGCTGGCGGATAACCCGCTGTATCAGCGACTGCACGAAGAGGGGAAGACAGTTGGGCTGCCGGTCGAGACCGGGGTTAGGGTAACGATCGGCGAAACCCTGGACCAAGCCCTGCCAATCCATACCCAGCTGGCAGCCGATGCAAAGAAGCTCGGAATGCGGGTTGACGACTTCGACGTTGAAGTTGGGCGAGCCATGCGCCGAGGCGATGAAAGCGATAACTCGCTGGTGGCTAAGGCCGCGTCCCTGTGGCGCAAGCGGGTGTTTGATCCGCTGGCTGAACGTGCAACTGCTGCGGGACTTTTGCCGGAAGACCTGAGTGTTAGCGAGGCGCCCAGCTACTTCTCCCGCGTCTACAATATCGAGGCGATGGTGGCCAACCAGCCCCGGTTCGTGGCTATTGCGTCTAACTGGCTCAACCAGCAAATGCAAGAGGGGTATGCCAAGCAGCTGGAAAAGCTGCAGAAGCGCCTCGGCCGGCTTGAGCAGGAACGGCAGGACCTCGGCCTTACGGCTGAAGAACGAACGACCGCGCTGGAAGAGCAGCAGGCCCGCCTATCCGCGCTGGAGGGAGCCAGCCCGAACGAGATGGCCCTGCAAACCCGGATTAATAAACTGCAAGCGGACCTGCGGAAGGCTAGCCCGGATGACCGGCAGGTGATTCGGGACCAGATCAAGGCTCTGCGAGAAAGCGGCGGCGAAGAGTTCCAGGCGTTCTTGAAGGAACGAGATGACATCCGCCGCCGGAACCGGGCGCTGAGCTTTAACGAGGCGGGCCTAGCAGAGAAGTCCTCGAAGATCGAAGACCGGATCGCGAAGGCCTCGGAAAGCAACCAGCGGGCGATGGAGCGGCTGGTGACTCGGGGCGAGAAGCTGGCGAAGGAGCTGCAGCGGCTCGATGCGGCTAAGGCAGAGGCCCAGGTGCAGGCGCTGCGGGATCAGTTTTCCGCCCTGGTTGAGCGTGTGCGGAACGCGGATGAGAAGAACCTGGAGGCGATCGAGAAGCTGAAGGAAGACCCGGCAAACGCTGCGCTCGCGGAAAAGCTAGAGAAGGCGAGGGCACAAGAGGCTAAGCGGTTGGCCCGACTGCATGATTTGGACGAGCGTCTTAGCCTGCTCGAAGGCCGGGATGTTAAGCTTGAGGCCGATGAGCTCCGCGCAGTTGTGCGCGAAATGGTTGCTGCGGTCAACGAAGGCACGTTGAGCCGGGCCGAAAAGATCGCGCGCTGGCGGGACAAGCAGGCCGCGCTCGACCCGCAGCGGATCACCGATCGGCTGGCGAAGGTTGAGGAGCTGAAGAAGGAACTGGAGCGCGAGTTCGCGGATAAGTGGGAGATTGGAAGGCTGGGGAAGGAAATCATTACAGTTACTGATATTCCCCCAGATGTCAAAATAGGGGTTGATAACCCCGGCGGGGAGTGGCTAGAGCGAACTCGGATAAGGGTTAGAGAGTCTGGGGTGCTTGGCCCCGCTACGGCTTATACCAAAAAGTTAGTTCGTTTTCGACCAAGTGATCTTATCGGTATTGAGGGTAGAAATGGCGAAAACCCAAAACCGGGACAGCCTAAGTTTGATGCCCTGGATAAAGCTGTGCTCGCAGAAGGGTTTAAAGCCGACGAGCACCCAATCCTTATTTCTGTTGACGCTGGGGGTAAGCCTTGGATAATGGAGGGAAATAACCGAATTGCTGTTGCCCATGCTCACAATGCCCCTTACGTAAGCGCCCAGGTCCAATGGCACTCGGGAGGAGAGCTTATTGACGGGCCTTTTACTACGAACTGGGTGAAACAGCATGCTGTTAATGGGGTCAATGAGAGTAAAGTCATGGACTTCACCGACCATGCTAACGACCTCGCCGTCGATCTGTTCAACCGGATCGTCGGCAATGACTTTGGCTCGGGTGTGGTTGACCCGCAGTTCCGGCTGCCGATCGCTTACGGCCCCCTGCGCGACCGAACGTTCCACATCCCTGACGTTGACATCGAAGAGTTCCTCGAGTCCAACGTGCGTCGGGTAGGCGAGCGGTATGTGAGGAAGCTGGCGCCCCAGATCGAACTTGCTAACCGCTTCGGTGATGTGAATATGGCGGAACAGCTGAAGCGGGTCGAGGCAGACTATGACCGACTGATGGCTGAGTCGACGAGCGAGAAACAGCGGCTCGAAATCCAAGCCGATCGCGAAGGGGCGATTAAGGACACGCAGGCCGTGCGTGACATTCTGCTCGGCAACTACCTCGCAGCCGAAAACGCAAGCACGGTTGGCCGAGTCGCACGACTGCTTCTTTCGTTCAACTATATCCGCTCTATGGGTGGTGCGGCTATCTCGAGCCTTACCGAACTCTATACCCCCGCGATGATCCACGGACTGCGACCATATATGCAGGGCATCAGCGCGATGATGAATGAAGTCACGCGCCTACCGCTGTTGGAAGAGGCACGCTACGCAGGGATTATGGAGCAGTATGGGCACAGCCGACTGCAGACGATGGCGGAGGTCGGGGACACGCTGGCCCCTGGCACGGCGCTCGAGCGGTTCGCGGACAACGCGGTCCATATCGCCTCGAAGTGGAACGGGCTTAACATGCTCACCAACTTTGAGAAGGGCCTCGACGCCATCATCGTGCAAGACAAAATGAACGCTGCGCTGATGGGCGGGAAGATGACAAAGGACCAGCGGCGATGGATCGCTTGGTCAGGCATGGACGAAGATATGGCCGCGCTGGTCGGGGACGAGCTTCGCACTCACGCGACGAAGGTCAACGATGTCTGGGCCGCGAACACGGAGAAGTGGAAAAGCTGGGAGGCCGTGCGAGCTTACCGGGGCGCGATCGCTCGGAACGTGAATAGTGACATCGTGACTCGTGGGGCCGGTGACATCCCGCTGGTCTGGCGCCGTCCGATGGCCCGCCTAATGACCCAGTTCAAGAGCTTCGCAATGGCCGCACACCAGCGGCTTCTGCTCCGCAACATGCAGCTTGGGAAGGCGAATATGATTTCGGGGCTGATCGGGCTCACCACGATCGGAATGCTGGTGTCCACTGTTAAGGCTTGGCGGAACGGGGAAGAGAGCTGGGAGAAGTTTAAGGAGTCGGCGAAGAACCCAGGCTACATGATCGGGGAGGGGCTTGACGCTTCTGGCCTGTTCACCCTTCCAATGGAGGTTGGGGCTATCACGGAAAAGACTACTGGCGCTGGGGGTTTCGCCTTTAATCCCACCAAGACTCCACTGCTCGCTGCCGGGCGGATGTTCAACCCGGACGCCTCGATGCAGGGCAATACTCAGCGGTATGTAGGCGGGCCGATCGAGGCAATAGCGGGGCCGACCGCCGGGCTGGTGAATGACGCAACCAGGGCGGCCGGCGGGGCGCTGAGCGAAGAGCCCACGCCAGGGCAGAAGCGAGCGGCGGCCAGGCTTGTGCCGTTCAACTCCTACCTCGGCATGAAGGAAATGCTCCAGATGCTGAATGAAGATAGCCCGTATGTGGATTGAGGTGGGTATGCCTTGACCCTTTATGGGTTGGGGCATATCGCCCTCATGCGCTACGGGTTTTCGGCAGGTAGCCTATCCCGCCTGTTTCCGTCATCTGCTTGGTAAGCACACCAGCCTTGACCATGACCTCGATAATCTGGGCGACGGAGTGCACTGGCACGCGCTCCTGGAGGAAGGCATAAAGCAGGGGTTCAGGCACCGGCTTCTTGTTCTTCTTCAGGTATTCCGCGTAGCAGAAGTGCCAGCACTCGTCGATCGCCGCGCCCGAACCACCCGTCCTCATTGACTTGAAGATGTCGGGGAGGAAGGCCTCAAGTTCGGTGAGCCAATCAAGGGCCTCGACGAAGTGGTCGAGGGATACGGTTAGCTCACTGTCCGAGGCGACCGAGGCAACCATGCAGAGTTTAAGCAAGTGGGCTGGCCGACGAGTGTTGTAGGACATGAGCTTCGGGTGGTCAGGAACCGGGTGGCCGCCTGACCGTGACCAAGCGTTAAGCGCCTCTTTGGTTTCGTCAAGGACGGTCAGTTCCCCAAACAACTTATACACCTCCTTGAGGTCGGCGCACAGGTCGGCCCACAGCTTTTCGTCGACCACCCGCTCAGCGAATAGATCGCTGTGGATAACCTCGCCGGAAAAGGCAAGGAGCGTTCGGGACATGAAGCCTTGTTCCCAGGCGCCTTCGGGCAAGAACCCGTTCAGGTAGGCCGGCGTTGTGGCGGACAGCATGCTGAGCTGCGGGGCACTTATCGAGATCGACAGGTTCTTCGTCCGGCGCTTCTCGGAATACCGCTTGCAGTCCCACAGGTCGGTCATCACGTTCATGAAGTCCCCCTCCCATGAGGGAAGGAAGACACCCAGCTCGTTCGGGATGATCGAGAGGGAGTTGAAGGTGACGACCGGGGGCACGTGAGTCGGGCGGACCAGCCGCCGTTCCGCGTTCTCCAGTGCGTCAATAAGGGATGCCTTGGTTACGCTGGTTGGGGCGATGTGGAACTCGGACTCAGGAGTGCGTAAGCTGTCGAGCAGATCGTATGCATAGTTAGTGCACACGCTCTTACCGATACCAGCGGGGCCGACAAGGATGATGTATTGGTTTGGGTAGAGCACCCCCTTAACCGTCTCAAGCCAGACCCGGCGCTCACACGCAGCGGCCAAGACAAAGATTGCGGTCCAGCGGGTATAGAGCGTAGGCGAGCCTTTGTCCGCCATGAACTGCATGAACCCGTCGATGAAGTTGGGGAGGCGACGCTTCACAGGAGGCTCAACTTGAAACGAGTTTCGGTGCGGGTGCGGGGATCGTGGCCTTTCCACTTGGTTAGGCCATCGGGGTTATCAGGGCTATGGTTGCCCCAATTCCAGCCTACCTTGGCTTCCGTAGGCACCACAAAAGGCCGGTCGCGTAGAAGGACCAGCGGGGCCTTGAGGGCCTCCAGCGCCCACGGGACGATCTCGTCTTCCTGCTCTTCAGGGAACTGGAAAAGGATTGAGTCGTGGACCTGGATCAGTAGCTGCACCCGGTTGGCGCGCCACAGGTTGAGCAGACCAGTGTTGATCTCATCGCTAGTCATTGACTGGCCTTCATGAGCCACAGCTTCACGCCTGGTTGCATCTTCGTTCAACCGCCCGAAAAAGCACCGGCGGCGACCGAAGAGGTTCTCAAGGAAGCCAAGGTTTTCCAGCTTCCAGAACACCCGCTTGTGCCACTCAGGGATGCAGGGAAAGGTCTCGAAGTATTTCTTCTGGAAGTTCTCAACGTCGCGGAATGGAAACTTAGTCTGCTTGGCCATGTGTGCGGCCTTGCCGAGGTAGTTCGACCCGTGGCCCAGTGCCTTCGACCCGTCGCGGTAGGACTTCGCTCGGTAGAATGGGAGGTCAGCGATCTGACGGTCCGGTGCACTGCCCCATGGGAGGTTGGGCTGGACCAGCTTGGTCACGTAGGTGTGGAGGTCACCGGACTCACAGGCGTCGAGGTAGGCACCGGCGAAGGTTTCACCGTGGGACTCTACAAAGTAGTTCCAGCAGAGGGCGCCCACATTGCGGCTATCGCCTTGCTCGAGGTCAAGGTTTGCAAACTTGTAGCCCGGATCGGCGACGAAAATGGAACGGAGCGACTCGGTGATGTTTTGGAGGTTGGTGCCAGTGCCGAAGTCATCGGCGGATGAGGCGAACCGGCCGGTCACTGTGCCCGCAATGTTGAACGTCGTGCGAAGGCGACCGTCGGAGTCAAGTGGGGTGCGGAGGAAACCAAGGCTCTTGCCCAAGTCGCGTAGCATCAGCACATGGTTGATGATTGGCTCGGCTACAGGATAGATGGATAGTTTCTCCAGCGCGGCTCGGTCAGTCGAGGGGGCGAAGATGCCGTGGGCGTTTCGCTTCTTCTGCACCGGGAGGCGCATGACTTCGTAGAAGAGGTTCTTGCACTGTGCCGGGCTGGCCCAGTTAAACCCACGCAGATCGAATACGCCGTCGAGGATGACGGATAGCTGAGCTTCCAGCCGCCGGGTCTTGGCCTCGAAATCCGCGATGACCTCGCGGCGCCGGTTCTGGTTGACCAGCACGCCGCGCATATTCATCTCCAGCACCGGGGCCTGAAGTGCTTTGGAAAACTCGTATGTGTGGCGCGCGGTGTCGTCGATCATGGCGTTGAGCTCGTTGAAAATTTCGAGCGTCACGCAGTTGTCAAGGCCGTTGTAAACCCAGTAGTTTTCGTCGGTGGATAGGTTGAGCAAGTCAAGCTCGGCAGTGTTGATTATGCGCATGTGGTTCTCCAGCCCGTTGTCACATCGGCCGCCTCGGAACGGGAAGGTTAAGCGATGATCTGGTTGCCGTTGGCCTGCTCGATCACGGTGCGCTCGGCATCGAGGTCGCGGTTCTGGGCGAGGTAATTGCTGAACCGGTCGGGGTAGCGGACCATGAGCTTGTTGATCACACGGGCCATTTCGAGCTCGACCGTGGTGTTCAGGGCGTCGCAGGCGATGCCGATATACCACAGCAGGTCGCCGAGCTCCTCGCGCAGGTTGTGCTCGTCGAGCTCCTTACCATAGTAAAGATGCTTCTTGAGCTGGTCCATGAACTCACCAGACTCGGTAGACAGGCCCATCGCAGCGTGGAGCAGGCGGGACAGTTCCTTGTGGCCGAGGGGAACGGCGCCGGACTCGGTGCGGGTGCAGGACTTGGTGAAGTTTTCCATGGCTATTCTCCTATGTGCTTGCGTAGTTTACGCACGGCGCGGACGCTGGTAGCGAGGCGATGGGCTAGGTCTTTTTCGTCAGTCACGCCAAGGGCGATCAAGCGCTTGTATTGCTCGACCTCTTGTTCGATGACGGTTGAGTCCTCGAATTGCCCAGTCTCTTTGTTGATGTATTGGCGGGCCATGCTAACTCCTTTCGCTACAGTAAAGCTGGGCCAAGGCCTCAAAAACCCCACGGGGGCTAGCTGACCGAATCATTTTAGTCTTTACGGACTTACCCCCTAATAAGGTTGTTTGGGGGTTCCAGTTACCTAAAGGCTCAATCGGCACAGCCGCTTTCCGGGGCATCTTAAACCCATTGCCGGTCCACCAGTTAGTCATTTTGCGGTAAGCGTCTCTGGCCGGAATATAACGGGGCCAGTCCGGGTGTTGGTCAGTCTCAGGGAGATAACCCCCATACTCGTGGGGATGAAAAGTTATGTCTGGTTTTCGGTATAATGTAGATACTACGCTGTTTGGATTTTCAGCAGCCCAAGGACACCCGGCCAAGTTGCCCACAGTCTTCACGGTCAGAAATAGCTCCAACGCTTTTTTCTGAAAGTCTGGATCACGAGCAGCTTTAGCTTTGAAATGACGCGCACCACTCACAGCAAGATCTGTGCAAGGCGGAAAACCTATAAGAAGGTCCGGCTTCAGTGCGGCTGTCTTTTCTACGGTTTCCCGTATATCCCAGTCTAACACGTAAGTGGCCCGCGGGTTATGACTGCGCTCACCTACGTTTTGCGTGTCTATGATATAGGTCGTAACCCCCCGACATGTAAAGGGCTCAGCGGCTAACCCAGTAGTGTCGAACATAAAAACAGCTGTTTTAATCATGCTTGAGTCCCTTTCGCATAAACTTCCAGCTGGCTTCGTCGGTGTAAAGGGTGGCGAGGAAGCCAAGGCCCTTTTCCATCTCGGGCTGCCACGCATGATGCATGAGCATGGTGTCCTCGGAAGCTGCGGCTGGGATGTGGTGGTGGCGCCAGAGGACGCTCATGTCGTAGAGGCCATTCTGGAAGACGCAGGGTTTCTTCAACCAGCGGCGGACGTAGTTCCAGGCCTCGACTTCTTCGGCTACCGAAGACCAGTAGGACTGGTTCGTGCCCTTGAAGAATGGAATGACGCAGCATGAGTCAGGGCTTGGCGAGAAACCGATGCAAGTAATTTGTGTGCCGACAGTCTCGATGTCACAAGCGAGACGCTCGGCCGGGAGAATGTGCTGTCGCTCATAGAGGGCGAGATCGTCCAAGGAGGGGGAAAGCCAGATGTGGCGCTCGGGGCGGCGGATTTCAGGAAACTCGGACTGGCGTCGGGCTTTGTCCAGATCGGAGGTGACGACCGGGCGGGCTGAGTAGTCTCGGAGGACCATTGCCGGATGGTAGGTTGGGAGGACTTTGTAGGTCCGTCCAAGTCGATCGCTGACAGCGGGATGTGTCGGTGCAACAGCCCCCCGGATGGACTTAATTCCAGTCGAGCGTAAAAGCGCCCATGCCGGAGTAGCTCCGAGAGCCACAATGACGTTGGGGTTGACCCGCTGGATTTCGTCGAACAGTCGGTCGAGCTCGCTGGCGTATTGAGCAAGGACATACTTGCCTTTCTGCAGTTCGGGCAAACCGGGGATACCCTCCCACTTCGAGCCGCACAGGTTCTTAACGTCGTTGGATGGGCGAGGCCGCAGGTTGAATACGTTGGTTGCGTAGCAATCCTCACGAGCGAGACCGGCGTGGGAGAGCATCTGGTTTAGTATCCAGCCCGATGCTCCGGCGAAGGGGCGGTGGAGTTCTTCCTCCTTCTCGCCCCAAGCTTCGCCTACCAGCATGATGTTTGACATAAGGACTCCGAATGAAAGTGTAGCCTAGCACAAGTTGGGACGAATGTCAAGTCGCCCAATTCGCACAGGCCACCTCGAAGAACTCACGGTCAAGCTCAAGGCCGAGGCAGGATAGAGCGCCAAGCTGTTCGGCAGCCTTGATCGCATTACCGCTGCCGGCAGTCGGGTCGAGCACGATGGAATACTCGTCACAATACATGGACATGAAGTGCTTGAGCATCGGGATCGGCTTCTGGCTGATATGGACTTTCTCTTCGCGCCCAGCCCAAGCGAAGCTCGCCGCCTTGGGGCCAGCCATGGTGAGTTTGCGGTCGCCGCGGGAAGCGACGAAGGCTGTCTCGTAGGTGCGCCGAGGCCAGCGGGCGGGATCGGGCGCCACACCGCTGTTGTCCGACTTGTGCCAGACCAGCGGGAACGGGTTGACCGTCCAGCCCATGCGGGTGAGGATGTCAAGCGTGGCGCTGTAGTGGTGCATAGAGAACCAGAAGATGAGGTTAGCTGACTCGTGCACCACGTTGTCCATGGCAAGGGATAGGCGGTGAAGGAGGTCGAAGTAAACGTCCGCTGTGTCCTCATAGAAATCGGAGAGGGATGAGTTCTGTCGGGGGCCTTCAGCCACGTTGATGCCGTAGGGGAAGTCACAGTGGATGAGGTTGAACTTCGGCCCGGTGTAGCTGGCCTGCCATTCGTGGAACGAGGCGTTGATGAGGGGGATGGTCGGGGCGGTGGGCTCGGCAGTGGGGGCAGCGGGCTCGAACACCTGGCTGATGGTGGCGGAAAGGTCGGCCGCCTGGGTTGTCTTGCGGCGGCTAAGCGAGCGCTCGACGAGGTTGACCGCGGCGGTGAGCTTGTCGGCGGATCGAACCTTCTCGTTGTCCATCTCTTTCGAGACGGCGAGCAAGCGCTGGGTGTGGGACTGGGACAGACCGAGTTCGTCGGCCGTGCGCTCTTGAGTCCAGCCCGGCTCGTGCTTGGCCTTCAACTCGTGGAACCGAGCGACCGCATCGACCTCTTCCTGCCAAGTGAGATCGAGGCGCTTGACGTTCTCCTCGAACTCGATCGACTGAAGCTCGTATTCGGAAAGGTCATCGATGAACTGAACGGGCGTGTCAGTCCAACCCAGCTGCCGCATGGCCGTGACTCGTCGCTCGCCGGCGATAAGCAGCCCGTCTCGGGTAATGACCGGCGGGTGGATGAGGCCTAAGCGCATGATGGACTCGGCCAGCTCGTCGATGTTACGAAGCTCTTTCCGCTGTCGCGTGCTGCGGTCGACGAAGATGGCGGAGAGGGGGAAGGATTGAAAGGTGCCGCTGGTCATTAGATGCGCTCCAGAAGTTCGATGCTGACAGGGAGAAGCTGGTAGCCGCCCTGGGTTTTCTGCCGGGCACACATGGCGAGGGCTTCGTCCTCGGTGAACCGGGCGGCCTCGGTGCGGTCAGTGGAATAGGTGGATGAGCGGGTAAGCCATCCGGTGTTGCGGGTGGAGTAGAGGTAGAACATAAGGGCTCCTTAGTTGATGTCACGGGAAAAGTAGGACTGCCAACCAGCGCCAAAAGCAAAACCGAGGCTGAAACAAATTGCGCAGGCGATAATGGAATAGACGATGGTCATTCCTTCTCTCCATACTGATCCGCCGTGCTGGCGATGAGGTCGGAGGTGGTTCCAAGGCCCCACCGTCGCCTTCGCCAGCAGGGTTTCGAGTTCATCCAGGTTCATCGGTCTTCACCCTGTGTTCGCCGCGTTCGATGGCTTCCCAAATCAGCTGGAGTGGGACAGTCTTGTAACTATCCCAAGCGCCACAACCGCACTCAGTCTCGGAGCGAGCAAAGCAATCGCAAAGCTCGTTTTCTTCCCGCAACCACGCGACGATCCGCTGTTCTTCCGGGGTTAGGTCAGTCATGGTCCACCTCCCATCCGCTTACGCAGGCTTCCGGCCCGATAAGAGCCTCACGACGCTGCAAGGCAGCATAGGCGCGATCCTCCTCCACCACGCGGGCGATGATCGGGAGGATGGCTTGGGCGTGTCTCACATAGTTGGGCCACTCGACGCGGACGCGTTGCTGGACGACACTCTCTGGATCACCCATACGAACATCAGGGTCATCGGCGCACATAGCCTTCGCCAGTTCCTCCACCAGCGTCGGGGGCGGGGTCCAGGTCATTCGTCGTCTCCTTCAATTTCAATGCGCGTCCAGTTGCCGCCGTTGAGGTGGCCGGAATCTTCCCATAGCGCATAACGCAAGCGGCCATCGTCGCCGATAAAGTCGAACGACACAGGACACTGTATCCACGTCTGATACCGCTTCCCAGCGGTCAGGTAGTCGCAGTCATCGGGGACGGTTTCAGGGATTGCGTAGGTGGTCATGGCTTACCCTTTCGATTGCGCGCAGCCTGCTTCCGGCGCTCTGCCCGGTTTGATCCGCTGGCTGGTTCGCTCACAAGATACGGCGACTTCTCGCGCGCCATCACATCAGCCAGCGTGTGTTGCTCCATCATGCGCTCCATTTCGCGTTTGAGGTGGAACACGCGCTCCCACTCGGTTTCTTCGAGTTCCATGCCACCCATCACCCTACCCTCCGCACAATGTCAGTCGCCATCTCGATCCACGCTTTCGGCGTGGTATCGGTGCAGTCGGCAAGGATGGCTTGGGCTAGGGCGAGGCCGTCTGGGGCGGTGGCGATCAAGCGGGCGTTGCACTGCGCCTCTTTCCACGAAATGCGGCGCTCACTGTAATCGGCCTCGTTCCAGTTATGGTTGCATCTGGCGATTTCCGTTCCGCGCTGACCGCTTTTGCTGGGCACGGTCACCAGTGTTTCGTAGTCGGTCAGCCAATCGGTTTCAGTGGCCCAAGGCCCAGGAGTATGCCCGCTCATGCCGCACCCGCCTTCGCAATGCGAGCAAGGTCTTCCTTGGCCATGGCAATAAAGCCATCACCACTACCTTCGTATGTCAGTGCCCCTTGTGCGGCATCACTCACGTAATCGCGGGCAGTAGCCAACGCCTCCACCAGTTCCGCCCGCAGGGCATCATCCGGGCGGGCGGTAAGTTCCCGCAGAACCTCAACCCGCACTGTGATCGTCGCGAAGTCCTCGCCGTCACGCCAGCGGAGCGTCTCGGCAAAGTCCTCAAGTTCTTTAATTGTGTGGATAACCATGGGATAACTCCTTTCGGAGTGCCCTGTGCATAGACCTGTTCCGGGGCTAGGGGCCGGACCAATTACCACAGGGCACACCGAAAGGGAGGAGCCGAAACCCCTCCCTCCCGCGCGGTTATTCGACCGGAGCGGTGCGGCCGATGTTGGCGTGGAACAGCTCAGCGTCGTTCTTGTCCTGGCGCCAGACGATATCGCCGAGGAACTGGCCATTGACCGAGGCGTTAATCATCTGCATGATCGTGGCGCCCGGTTCAGCGCAGCCGACGTGCTTCTCGAAAAACTGGCGCATCCGCCATTCGCTCTTCTCGAACTCGGCTTCGTCCTCCTTGTTGAACATGAACTTGTGCGACTGGACGATGCCAGTCACTTCGCCCTTGTAGCCGCCCATGTCCACGTTGTCGAGAGCCTCGACCGCCCGGACCGGGATGGTGAGGATGTCCCACTTCTCATCGGCGGTCGTGGTGATCTCCGGCAGCTTGGTGATCGCCCAGCGGTAGGTGCCCGTCGGCGGAAGAGCCGGACGTTCGATCTCTTCGACCTTCTTGCTGGCGATGTCTGCAAAGTTAAGGGCCATGTTATGCTTCCTTCAGTTTGGCTACGATTTGTGCGAGGCCGGTAGCGAGGTCGTAGCTTGCCTCGATCTCCGGGTTCGGGGTCTTGAGGTCGATCACTCCGGTTGGGGTAGTCTTGATCTTCCTCTTGACGTTGGTGCCTGAGCCGACTGCTTCGGCCAGGAGCATGGTGTTGAAGTATTTCGGGATGTTGGGGCCAAGGGCAGTGCCGATGGCTGAGACGTATCCCTTGTTCACGCCCTCGACGAGCTCTTTGTAGTTGACATGGCTCATGACGATGACGTTCTGGCGGTAGCCGGGGCCGGTAAGGAGGGCGAGGGTGTCCTCGAGCGCCTTTTGTGCCGTGCCATACCACTGACGCGGGTCTTTCGCGGTCGGGTTCAGTCCCTTCGCCCACTCGAAGGCTTGGCGGCCAAAGGTGCCCAGTGTGTCGATCACGGTGAAGGACTTCTCATCCTCGATCTCGGACCACTCGGTCAGCTTGGCGAGGCCGTCGGTGAAGGCGCGAGGCGGACCGCGAAGGACTGGGCCAGCTTTCGAGCCCTTGTATTCGTCGCGGATGGTCTCGTATTCGACGAGGGACAGGTCGGCTCCGGCCTTCTTGCCATAGAACTTGAGGGAGTCAAGGCCGTTGTCAAGGTCGAGGATGCGAAGGCGATAGCCTGCCTGAAGCAGGCTCACGAGGGAGCCGGTCTTGCCGGTGGAGGTATCACCGATGTAGATGAGTTTGCAGAACTTCGATGACTGGTGCTGGTCGAGGGTTGGCATGGGGAGTTCCTAGTGCTTGGTGGACTGCTCGGTCGGAAGGTTGAGGGTGAGGATGGCGCGAAGTGCCCGACAGCAGGCGTCGACAAACTCGGTCCCCTCTTCAACAATTACGTCGATGTGGAGCTCTTGGTCCGGCGTGTAGACGCAGAGGTGGGCGTTGGGCTGCTCTTCCATTCGGGGACTCCTTAGCGTGACTCCAGCGGGTTCCAAATCTTGCCCTGGACAAAGTCAGCCTTGAGGAACTGCTGGCGAACCGAGGGCGCCTTCGAGCAGACGTTACGGAACTCGCAGCCGCCGTAGTTACCGCAAGAGCTGGGGTTCATCGGGAAGTAACCAGCGCGGGTGGCGGCTTGGGCGCGCTCGATGGTGGACATTGCGCCGTCATACCACTCGTTAAGCTGATCCTCAGCCCGGAAGGTGAAGCCTCGCTCGAACCGACTGAAGCCGACCGCCACTTGCACAGCGTCGATCATTACGCCCTTGACCGGGAGGTTGAAGATCGACTTGCCCGCGAAGGTGTAGAGGGACATCTGAGTGTCGGGGTTGAACTGCTCGAAGAACCGCGAGGAAATCGTGGTGCCAGTGGATTTCTGGTCTTGGATGTAGAGGTGGCCTGCGTAGTTGACGAGGCGGTCGAGGTGGCCGGACAGGATAATGCCATCGTCGGCCTCGAGCTTGAAGGAATATTCAACCGCGGCCTGGCCATCGGAGAGGATGACGGTCTCGCATGAGTCGTCCTGAAAGTGATCGAGATACCAGACGATGGAACGGATGAGGTTGCCGCGGGTTTTCAGGTTGTGGTCGGACTCCCACGGATGGCCGGAGCCGACGATGGGCTCGCCCGCTTCGTCCAGCTCATGTTCCCATGACTCGATCAGCGCCTCGTGAACGGTGTCGCGCACGGCCTGCTCGCGGTCCACGCCGTCAGCTATGGCCTTGTGGTAGTTCTCGAGGGCCGAAGCGTAGATGCCGCCGAAGATAAGGTGGGCGGACTTGCGCTCAGGCTGCCAGCCAAAGATCATCTTGAGCTGATACTTGTAAAGGCAAGTCTCGGCGAGCTTGATCGAGGTGGAATCCCACGCGAATTGAACGCCCGAGGCGTCGAAGGAGGAGGGGGCGGTCACAGGTTAATCCCCCCGATGGAGCCGGCGAGGTCGCTCAGCTGCTTCTGCTTGGCGGTTTTGGGCTTGGTCGAACCAGCCTTGACGTTGCCGAGGTTGAAGGCGGCGCGGGACTTGCGCAACTCGGTGACGATGAGGGTGAGGTCGTCCTCGGTGTAGAGGAGTGGATCACGGGCGAGAAGCTCAACAATGTCCATCGGGGGTGACTCCTTACAGTTCGATGTCGGGCGAGGCCGGGCGGGTGTCGTTGGCCTCGAGGCGGGCGATGAAGTCGTGAACGATCTGGCGGATAACCGCGGCCGCTCCGATTTCGGGGTAGAGGTCCTGCAGCTTGGCATAATCGCCGGCCCGCAGGTTTAGCGCGTGGCGCTGAAGGTCAGGGTTCTTCGCCATTGGGGGGCCTCTTGAGTATCCACAGGTTCGTGGGGTTGAGGGGGGAAAGGATGAAAGACAGCGGCTCGAACAGCGGGTCTTGCTTACGCAGTGGGTAAAGCTTTTGCCGGAGCCGCTCGGGATCGGGGGTCTCCACTACGAGGCCCAGCGGGGTGTCGAGGGCCTCGTAGAGGAGGGAGATGAGAGGGGTGTTACCAGACAAGGTGGAGCACCGGCTTGCGGCCCTCGAAGTCGATGACGGTGGCGCTGATAGCTGCGCCTTCATCCATCGCGCGGGCGACGCTGTTGTTGTTCACGCGGGCGAGGTAGCCGACGTGCTCGCCCTCGATGAGGACGCGGATAGCGTTGGAGTCATATTCGTTGTCGGGTTCGCGCTCGAACTGAAAGTTGGTGTCACCGGGGGCCAGCGCGTTGACGAGGTGCTTGGCCTCGCTACCGCGAAAGTGGGTGCCGACGAGAGGGGCGAATGCTTCGGCCATAGGGGCTCTCCTAGAAGTGCGGGGGCACCGGTGGGAGTCAATCACCGGTGCCCCCTAGGCAGGTGGTTAGATGCTCGAGCCGCCAACCGCCTCGGCGAGCGCCGCCGCCTGCTTCTTCTTCGCATCGACGTTCTTCTTGGCCGCAGCCAGAACGCCGTCGGTCGAGGCGATACGGTCGATCTCGGTATCGACCTTCTCCTTCCACTCGTCGTCGGTGAGGCCCTCGGGCGCGACGGTGAGCTTGCGGCCGGAGGCAGCCAGGTGATCCTTGAGCAGGTCGCGGGCGATCTTGCGCGCCTCGACTTCGTAAGGATCGCGCGAGGTCCGGCCACCTTCGCTGGCGGTGCGGAACTCGTAGGCCGCGTCGAACTCAGTGACATAGGCGCGAATGTCGGCTTCGCTGGCCGGCTGCGGGTAGGCTTCAGTGCCGCCTTCGAGCATGTCCTTGATCCGCTGGCGGACGTTGTTGCCGATGTTCTCGCTGCGGGTCTGGTTGAGGACGCGGGCCTCGAGGGCGGTCAGGACATGGCCTTCAGCGTAGGGCTGGGTGAGTTCGAACGAGAGGCCGTTGATGACCTTGGGGCGAGTCTCCATTTGGGGTAATCTCCGTCTTGGTTGTGGTGGCGATGGTGCCGCCGCGATGGTAGCGGAAACCGGCGGACATGTAAAGGGGGATGGTCAGTCGGGGGCATATTGACCCCTAAAGGGTAGAGGCATATCGGCCTCACCCAACGTAACCCCCGGAGTCGATGTAAGTGAGGGTCTGCTTGGCGCGGGTTTGCATGACGTAGAGGAGGTTGAGGTCCTGCCCCTCGTCGTCGAGGAGCTGTTTGTCGAGGATGAACACGTGGTCGGTCTCGAGACCCTTGGCCTTGTGGCCAGTGTAGAGCTTGATTGAACCGGTGGAGTTGATGAGGTGGTTGATGTAGGCCAGGGCCTCGCCGAGGGTGGCACCTGCGTTGGCGAAGATGACCATGCACTCGGCCTTGTCGTGAACCAGCCCGTGGGCGCGGGGCTTGAGCTTGGCCTTCTCCTTCTCCTTCCACGCCTCGATCTTGTCGAGCACCTCGGGCTGGGTGAGGGACTTGGGACCGAACTTGGTCATGACTTTGAGCAGCTGCTTGGCAACGTCGCCGGACGAAAGCTCGCAGTGCCGAGACTGCTTGAGCAGCCGGACGGCCGTGCGAAACAGCGGAGCGTTGTTGCGGCAGAGGATAAAGGCGCCGTCGGGGATGGAGTCGGAGGACCAAGACCCGAGGGTCTTGACCTCGCCGCCGGGCTTGTTACTGCGCATGAGCGGGGCACGCCAGCGCGCGTGGGCGACGAGGGTCTCGGGGCATCGGAAGGTCAAGGTGAGGGGGAGCTCCCGGCAAGAGAACTCTTGGCCCAGCTTCTTCATCGACTCCTCGTGCGCGCCGCGGAAACCGTAGATCGCCTGGGCGCGATCGCCAACTGCGATGAGCCGCCGGGTGCCGACCATCTTGTGCAGCATTCGGTGGTTGAGGGAGGACAGGTCTTGGGCCTCGTCTACGAGGGTTAGCTTGTAGCGGGGAAAGGAGCCGGAGAAGATGGTTGGCATGAAGACCTGATCGTCGAAGTCGATGAGGCCAGAGAGGGCTTGGGTGATTGACTGGACCGTGGCGGAGCGCACAAGGTCGAACTCGATGTCGGAGAGTTTAAGGTCGATGTGGGCGAAGAACTCCTCGTCGGACATGAGGCCGCGGGCCTGGGGGAAGTGGTCAGTCGGGACGTAACCGCATTGCTTGCCGAAGCCGACGAGCTTCATCAGCTCGCCCATCGAGTCGTAGGGGCGGGAAGAGGAAGGGAGGGCCTCGATGAGCTCGCTCATGATCTTGTAGGTCTTGTCGGTCTCGAGGCGCAACCGGCGGCCGGACGAGTCCATCCAGACTCGGTGGCCGATGGCGTTGAGGGTCATGGCCTTGACGTTCGCCGGCATCCGCTCGGTCATCTCCAGCGCGATCTTTTTGTTGAAAGCGAGGCAGAGGATTTCGGTGTCCGGCAGGGCCTTGGCAACGAGCTCAAGGGTGGAGGTTTTGGCCGCCCCGGCGCCTGCTTGGATGAGGAGGTTGTCGGTGGAGTTGACGGCGGCGTCAACGATGGCGAGTTGTTCGTCGGTTGGGGTGAACACAGTTAGGTCTTCCTGAAAATGAATCCGATGTTGGCCGCGCTGGCCTCACCGAAGATGTGGTCGAGTTCCCAGCCCGCGTCGAGCATGGCCGAGATGGTTTGGGGCAGGTGGGTAGGGGGGACGGTCAGGCCGCGAGCGTAGGCGAACCGGCCGTCGTCGAACCAGTCGATGAACTGGCGAGGGGGCTGGGTCATTCATCACGCTCCTTGAGGAGTTGAGCCAAACGGATAAGGTCGCGCTCGATGCTGGAAGCAAGCAGCTTGGCATTCCGCGTAGCCGTTTGGGACTCTTGCACAGCTCGCATAGCTTGGCGAGCCATTCCGGTATGCCCGAACAGTCCGTTATGGCGCCAGATTTGGCGGCGGGTGAAGCGGCTGGTCATTAGCTGAGCCTCGCCACGCTGAACGCATCGCCAGTGAGGATGGCGACAAAGTTGTGAGGGTAGACGACGATCTGCTCCTTGCCATGGAAGGCGAAGGCAAGGGGCTCGAGCGGCGGATCGCCAGGGTAGATGAGGTAGAGGTCCTCGTTCATCTGCCACTTGCCCGGCAGGTGTGGGTTCCAGCCACCGCCGTGAGCGTAGCGCTCATCGATCTGCTCGTGGGCTGGGCGGGGATCGTCGGCGAGGATGAAGGAGGGGACAATGCCGAGCAGCTGGGCGATCTTGTCGGCAGGGTAGCGGGTGTTGTAGTGCCAATTGAGGATCATGGGGTTAGTCCTTGATGATGGTTTCGGGGAGAGTGTATTGGCCTTTGACGAAGGCCTGCAGGCGGTTGGAAAGGTGCTGGGCCTCGTCGGGCGATAGTTCGACCTTGTAGGCCCGGCTGAGGAACCCAGCGGTCAGCAGGATGTTGCCGTCGGGGTATTGAGTGAGGGTGATTAGGCGGTTACGGGGCATCGAGGGTCTCCGTAGTTGGAGGTTCAAGTGAGGCGAGCCAATCGTTTACTTGTTCAATAACGTCGGCTTCCCAGTATGGGATTTTGTCCAGCCTATCCATAACTTTTTGGCTTAAGGGCTTTCCATGCCGTAGGCTGCCTCGCACCTGCCAGTAAAGCTCGTTAACGTATGCGTCGTGCTCCCCGTAGTAGTCGCGGGTAAAAGTGACATCAGCAATAACGGGTAAACCCCCGAGGATCGTGCAAGGTGCGAGCGGCATAACAAAGTTCCTTACCAGTCTTGGTTGTCCAGTGCGTATTCGATGATAGCGGCGTCCTCGGCCTCGGAGGTTTCAATCTCCGCGCCGGTTTCGTCAGTCACCGACTCGATGACGAAAGTGCCGGGCTCGGCAGGGCGGAGCTTCCAGCCCTTTTCATAGTAACCCTCAACGTTGATGTCGAGAGGCGGTTCGCGGTCGAGGGTGTAAGAGAAGGCGGTGTGCATCAGGGGATACTCCTTATCCAGTTGGCCATGTTCTCGCGGGAGCCATAACAGCCAGTCGGTGCGTAGTTGTAGAAAAAGCGGACCCAAGAGGCCAAAGCCACAAGGTTCTCCTCATCGGCGCAAGCAACCGCACCGAAAAGGTCGTTGCAAATGACAGCGGTCAGGAATGAACCGGGCGGGATACCGTCGAGGATGTAACGGCGAACCGCGCCGACCATGTGGCCGGGGATGAGATGGGCACCGGCGTTAATGCGCTCAGCGATGTAGTCTCGGTCGGTCACAGGATGTCTCCATTCAGTTTCTTGGCGAACAGTTCCGCCTCGGCGAAAAGATCGGCCGATGGTTGGCTCTCGCCGGCCGGGACGAAGTTACCCAGCACCCGCTGGATTTCGATGTGGACAGTGGCGGACCCTTCGGCCACGCGCCGGAGGATGATGGAGTCGTAAGCCGGGTCAGCGAACTCCTTGTGCCACGCCTTGCGGAAACGGTAGAAGCGCTGGCGCCAGTGAACCGCGTCGCCGTGGGTGGGGAGAGTGTAGGTGCCACCACCGGCGGCTAGGGCCTGATCGGCCACCTGCTTGACATCGAAGAACTGGGATAGTCGGGACATAGAGGGCCTCATATGTTGAAGGTGACGCCGGGAACTGCCGTGCGCCAGCGGTTGCGGAGGTGGGTGATGTGGGCGAGGATGGCGGAGTCTTGGGCGTCACGCGGCTCGTCGATGACGGAGAGGGCCAGGGCCATCACGTCCCGCCAGTGGCCGTTGCGCGGCGCCCGGCTGCGGTCGATATGGCCCTTCGAGGTGACGTAGGCCACCGGGTTGTTAAGGAGTATCCACGCGGTCTCGAACGCGGTGGCGGCGGAAGGGCTGAGGGGCGGGATGGCCACCCCGTGCCAGCTGTCGGCGCGCTGGATCATACCGACCCCATCGCGCGATCCACGCTCGCGTTGATAAGATCGAGGTTGCGGCAGACGAAATCTGTCACGCCCTGGGCGTCGAACTCAACGCAGGTGGAAGCGACAAGGTCGGTGACGACCGCCTGGATCACGGCGGCGCGGCACTCTTCGCGGGTGGCGTAGAGCTGGCCGTCCGGCGCGCGGAAGGCTTGGACTCGTTCAATTTTGGTCATAGGGGAAGGCTCCTAAACTGTAAAAGGGCTTTGATCAGTTCATCAACTTCATGCGGGAGTAAGACCATCCCGTAATGGGCTCCGTAAACGCCCACACTGAGCATAGCGTTACCTTCACGCTCTATAAGATCGACTGATCTAACACGAAAGCCCTGGTTAAACTGTTTACGCCACAGCTTTTGCATACGAGGCTCCTCACAGGTTGAAGTCAATGTCAAAGCCACTGGCGGCTACGCGCTGCGCGGCGGCCTCACGGCGTTCAGCGGCGCGCGCTTCGGTCTCCTCGGCACGGCGCCCTGGCATGATCTCTTCCGCCCACTGGTCAATGACGCGCTGGGCGGGGAACTTGACCGCCGGTTCGGTGCCGCCGCTGGTCGCGGACCAGAGGATGCGCCAGAGCAGCTGGGTTGAGTGTGGGCCGACCGGGACGTAGCGGCGAACTCCCGATGGGAGGGTGAGCTCGAGGTCGTTGTCGGGGCCGAGGCCAAGGCGGACGGTCATCACAGCACCTCAACAAACGGTCCGCGGCAGGCGTAGTCAAGCGCGTCGGCGAAGGACAGGAACTCGGCCACGCCCCGCGCGCTGGCGACGCAGTAGCTGGGCTGGTCGGGGGTGGGCCAAAGCACGTCAACCTCCCCGGCGCCGAAGTCAAACGTAATGCCTGCGGCGTCGGAATAGAGGTGGTGGGCCTGTGCGTGGATGAGGTTATTCATGAGCGGCGTTCCAGCGGTCGGCGGCCTCGGCCATCCGTCGCATCTCAGCGACGAAGTTAGAGATGAGCTCGAGGTTGTGGGTGCGGTATCCCTGCTCGGCTACGGCGAGCCAGGCGGGAAGGACGGCGGTCCAAGTGGGAGTGACGTCGATGGTGCGCATAGCGGAGCTCCTAAAAAAGGATTTCGTCGAGCCAGTCGGGCTCAAGACCGAAGTAGTCCTCGTAGATTGACTCAGCCTCGTCGTAGCTTTCAACGAGTGCTATCTCCCGACGGCACTCGTCGATGAGATCAAGGGCCTCGCGCTCGGTGAGGCCGTCACGGTCCATGAGGACTTGCTTGAGGGATGGAAGGGCCATGGCTCAGTCCTTCGCATCGTTGAGGTGGTGGGAGGTGAGGACGAACAGCATCTCGTCGTCGAGCGAGTCGAAGACTTCGAGCTCGAAGTCGTCTGGGTGGAAGCGCGAGCGGTGCGGCTCGTAGGCGAGGTAGCTCGCGTGAAACGGGTCGGTGCAAGCGCGGGGTGGGTGGTGGCTCATGGTTTGGACTCCTTAGGGACGAATGGCCGTCCCGATAGCGGGCCGATGGTTAAACCAGCCCGCTACGCGGGAAAGTCAATCGCTACTCCCTGGGCAGCCTTATCGCTGTTACGGGGAAAAGCTGTGATGGTTTATTTCCACGCGATACGCGAAAGCCCGCGATTGAGCCTTTTACGAATCGGAGCCGCAAGCAGTAATTAACCCCCTCCTTTATCGCGCGCTGAAGGCCGAAGCGCCCGTCAAGCCTGACGCACCCGTCCGACCCGAGATAGTAATCGCCGTTCAAGTCAAACGGCTCTATCCAGTAAGCCATATTCAATACCTCCCATTGATGAGCCGATCGCCCCAGCGGTCAAGGGCAATCGTTTGCCAATCCCCGCTGGCGTCCTCTTCGTCCAGCTGGTCGGTTTCATCGTCGAGCTCGACGAAGGGATCGCAGTCCCAGGCCCTGCCGTAGTAGGCATGGCCGCTATCACTCACGTGCATATGTGCCATCGGTTTGACTCCGGATGGCGACGAGCCAATCCCCTCGCCATCGTCCCGATGGTAGCACAAAACCGGCCGGAAAGCAATCGCGCCGGTCAGTTGGTGGCATACTTGCGCGCGTCGGGATCGCGGGGTAGTGGCTGGGGTAGCGCGGGGGATAGCTGCCCGTGCCTCGGGAACCGTAGGGATAGCTAACCGCGAGTCCCGGATTACCCCTCATGCATCGCTAAATCGGTATGGATATGCCTTCGGCTCGTCGCGTCGTCCCTTCGCCCTCGCTCCCCCTTCCCCCTTTTTCTGAATTTCCTAGAAAAAAAAAAAAACTGGTAAATAAAGGAAAAGCGAAGAGCAAGGTTGCGAAAAGAAACCTAATTTGAGGCGAAAAGGGGAAAGGCGAAGGGTCGAGGCGGAGGCATACCTACCCGAAAGGGGTAAAGGTGCCTCGGACTCGGGCGACAAGCGGCGGCGCAGTCGCGGGCATACCGATGGCGATTTTGCGATGTGTGTCACCCGAACCGGGACTCCCAGTTAGCGCGCCCGACCGTTTCCGAGTCTAGGGCAGCGGACCCGCACGCTACCGGGTCCGTTGGGCACGAAAAAGGGTGGACAGGTTTCCCCATCCACCCCCATGGTTAGGCCGGTAGCGGCGCCACTAGCGCCCAGATGATGCAAAGCGCGATGACAGCGATGCCGAGCTCGAACGCGCGGCTCAT